ACTAAACATGCATGTTTCCATCCAGACCCTTTACTTAGTGTATATTTTGCGCCACCAGATATTTCACCATTATGTTTTCTTAGCCTTTTATGTACATCAGGAGACACACCAGCATATGTATATCCACTATTTATAATTATATAAAATGTCCATTTTTCTTCAGAATTCATATATAGTATATAATTTATTGTCTATATATAAATTGAATTTCTTTAATAAACAATATTTATTAAAGAAATATAATGGAAGAACATCTGAAATCAATATATGGATTCAATAAATTTCGCGAATATCAAAAAGATATAATTGACGATATTCTTGATAATAATAATGTAGTTGCAATATTACCTACTGGAGGTGGTAAATCGTTATTGTATCAGTTTCCAGCTACTTATAGTACAAAAATTACAGTCGTAGTGTCACCTTTGATTTCTCTTATGAACGACCAATGTGAATTTTTAAACTCTAAGAACATTAAGTGTGCTTGTCTTAACTCTGAAGCTACAATTAATTATGATGATTTGAAAAATATGAGTTTAATATACACCACGCCGGAATTTATATCAGGAAAGATCAATTTATTGCTTAAATTACAAGAATTTATTGGTTTATTTGCAATAGATGAGGCGCATTGCGTGTCTCAATGGAGCCACGACTTTCGTGAGAGTTATCAACAACTAAATATTATTAAACAAACGTTCCCTAATATACCTCTTCTTGCCGTTACGGCAACAGCAACACCCAGGGTTTTAGACGAAATGTATAAATTTCTACATGTAACTGAGGCGGTTGAATATTCTCTAGGTACAAGAAGAGATAATCTTGCCATTAAGATCTTACCAAAAAAAGATTTTATTGATTGTACGTTTGATGAACCTACAATTATTTATACGCAAACACGAAAATTAGCAGAATCTTTATGTAATGATTTATGCAACAAAGGAATTAGCGGGGCATATTATCATGCTGGAATGAGAGTAGAAGAAAAACAAAAAAGCCATGAAAGATTTTTAAAGGGTGAAATAATGGTTATAGTAGCAACTATATCATTTGGCATGGGAATAGACAAATCTGATATAAGACATGTAATTAATTATGGAATACCTACTGATATTGAAACATACTATCAGGAAATCGGCAGAGCTGGTAGAGATGGTATTATGAGTAAAGCTACATTATACTATAAGGAATCCGATTTTGCAACTGCTAAATTTCTAATATCTAAATCAAGAGATCCAGAACAAGTTAATATTAAAACATACGCATTAAATACCTTTCGTAAATATTTAAACGAAAATATCATGTGTAGACAGCAAATCATTGACTACTACTTTGAAAAAGGTGAATTTCCAACCGATAAAGACGTAAAAAATATACCAAAATGTAATATATGTGATAATTGTTGTGGGAAAAAGCTTTCTAACATGCAAATTATAGATATCAAAGATGAGGCACGATTTATTGTTAATTATATCAAAACCTTTTACAGTAATCATCAATATAATACAGGTATGGAAAAACTATCAAAGACTATAATGAGTGATTGTGGTTTATTAAATATTAAATCAATTAAAATGTGTCGCGATATGATTCAGTTGTTGATAACTAAAAATATTCTTTCACAAAATAACATAGGTAATGGTAGATATGTTATTAGTGTAGGCAGTGAAAAGCTAGTTCATGGGGAATCTATTAATATGTATGTAGAAAAGCTACAACCGATGTTAAATAAATCTACGTGTGGTAACATGACATTTTCAGATATTAATAATATTAGAAATACTATTGCTAATAAATATAATATTAATCCTATAGCATTTATTAATGATAAAGTTTTGCTCAATATTATAGATAAACCTCCAAAGACATTACAAGATCTTTGGGCTGTTGATGGTATATCCCAAGATTTCATTATGAAATATGGTGACCAGTTTATGCAAGGGTTAAAATCTACTAAATCATCTATCTCTCCTAAACCACTAATAGTAGGCGATACAAGAATGGTTACATATAATTTATATAAACAGGGGAAATCTATTAGTGAAATATGTGCTGAGCGTTCTATTAAAAGTTATACGATAGAAAGCCATATTCTAGATGTTTGGGAAAAGGATGAGGATGCTGTTATAGATTTAGAATATGCTGATTTATCAGAGGAAAAAAGAAATAAAATATTAAAGGTTGTTAAGGTTGTTGGAACCGATAAATTACGGCCTATAAAAGATATGGTTGGTAATAATGTAACATATTTTCAAATAAGACTAACAATTTTGTTAGATAAACTTGATACGGATGAATAGTTTACTTTAATTTATGGGTTAATAAAAGTAGAATTAAACCACCTGTTACCGACATGTTAGAATAAAATGGAACATTTTTCATATAAGGTTTATTTATTTTTAATGGATGATATAATAGTGTTGCTAAAAGTGTGAATACTATTAAACATATTGTGGAAAACATACTTATCATTTCAAACAAATTATTTGACTTATTATTATGGTTTAAGAATTTATGAGTAACAATGACAATGGGACCAAATACTTCTAATATTATAACTAAAAATATAATAAATGACGGAAATGGAACTGGCACTCGTTTTGAAAAACTTTTAACCGTAGCGTTAAATGTTTTAACTTTATTTACTCCTGAAATAAAAAACATAAATAAAAGTAAAAAACTTGCTACAACAATATAGTCCATATATATATTACATCATCTTTTTTATTTTATTACAAATATATTCTAGCGGCAATTTAAATTTATCATAAACTGAGTCTACAAAATTGATATGATTTCCCATTTTATTGCAGTTAGGTATTACGTTATTTGTAATTAATAAATTTATTTTTTCTAATTTTTCATCAATACTATCTAATCTTTTTTCTAGAATATCTATTTTTTCAACAATCTCCATATTTAAAAAATAAATATATTATTAAAATAATAATATATTTCATAAATGAAATATATTATTGTAGGAGCAGGTCCTACAGGATTATCGCTAGCATATGCTTTATGTAATGGCGGACATACAGTAGAACTAATAGAAAAAGATAAACAATTAGGTGGATCATGGAACTCACAGTGGCGAGAAGACAATTTCTGGAGTGAAAATTCACCCAGAATATTGGCTTATAATAATAATACAAAAAAACTATTAAAACAACTAGGATTCAAAAGAGATGAGTTGTCATATGTTTATGGTAACTATATTAAGGTTCAACTGAAAATTTTAAATTCATTCTTAACGTCCTTAAAAATAAGTGATCTACCGAAAATTTTATCAAAAATAATAAGTGATAGATTTAAATATAATAATAATAGTACGGTTCAGGAATGGTTAGATAAAAGTACACTATCATATAGTGCTAAAAAATATATAAAAATGAGTAGTATTATACTATGCGATAGACCTGATAAAACGCACATTAAAGATTTTTTACATACAATATCTGAATTTGGTTTAACAACGCCATATCAGTTTAAAGATCCCAACAAATGGCATAATGAAATAGAAGAAATCGTAAATAATTCTAATGGTTCAAAAATATATAAAAATACAGAAGTTATAGAATTATTTGAAAAAAATAATAGTATACGCACTGTTTCTACTAGAAATTTAGAAACAAATGAAATTGTCCTAATAGATGCTGATAGAGTTGTGCTTTCTTGTCAATCAGATGGCATATTATCTATAATCACTAATTCCAGTAATAATGTAAAAAATAATTGGCATAATTATGATTGGATTGTTAAATGGTGCCAAAATACTTATTATATCGGCTTTGGGTTTCAACTACATTTTTATGAAGAGGTTAATTTTCCTGAACAGTGGTGTTGGAGTTGTAAAGGCGATTGGAATGTTATTATTCTTCCTGTAAGTGAATGGTTAAACAAGTTATCTAATGATAAAAAAATTAAAACAGTTTGGTCCTGTTGTATAGTTGATATGGACAGTAAAAGTAAAAATATAAATAAAACAGCAAATGAATGTACAAAAGACGAAGTTATTGAAGAATGTTTACGGCAAATAAATACCGAAAATATTTTTAAATTACCTAATTATTATAAAACAACTACAAGTGAAGGGGTAGAAAGAAATGATGGTAAATGGTATTCTAAAAATACTGGTTTCACACGTTCTAAATTAGGTTATTTGCCAATGAGAGGAAAAATAGATAATTTGTATGCCCTAGGTTGTTTTACAGAGGGAAAAAAGCCATCTGTTGCACATATGGGAACGGCTATTAATGCATCTGTTAAATTCCTAAATAAATACGAACCCGATGTTAAAAGTTTTCATAATAAATTTAACGTACTTTGGACTATTGTTAAATTAATAGTAGTATTATTAGTCTTTTTTATAGTTATAAAAAAGACAAAAAATAACAATAAATTTAAAGGTATATTTAAAAATATATTGAAATCTAAACGATAATAAAGTAAAGAAATATATATTTCTCTACTTTATTTTTTTAATTTGATGTTAATCTTAATCTTAATTTGATTAAGATGCTTAATTGGAGTAGGCGAGGCCGCCCATGCCAGACATGACACGGAGGACATTGTAGTTGGTGGCGTAGACACGGACTTTGGCCGTCTTGGTGCCCTCAACCGTTGCGTTCGAGAGAACAAGTTGGAGGGTGGCGTTGTCAATGCGCGAGAAGTTGCAGGTGCCCGATGGTTGGTGCTCTTCTGGGCGAAGGGCAAATGAGAAAACATTGATACCGGTGTCTGGGTGGCGGGTGTGGTGCTGGAAGGGCTGGACGAGGTCAAAGTATGTGCCCTCACGCTCGGAGAAGCGGTCCTGGCCGTTGAGCTGGAGTTTGGCAGTGACAACTGGGTTCTCGCCCCAGCAGTGGAGACCGAGCGATGTCTCGGTGAGGACGAAGGTGCCAGCATCCGAAAGACCGCTGAACACTTCGTTTTTGATCTGCGTATCCATTCCACCTGCGGTATAAGGCGCCGAATCACCGCCCCATATGCCCTCTGCTGCAGCACCCGAGGCATCAACCGCCCAAGCCGAATCAAAAAGTCCTGAAGAATCAATGAAACCGTTGGTGCCTGAGGTAGCATCAGGGCCACCGAAGGCGTGGACCGCGTTGGGGAGAGCATCTATGGCGTCGGTGTAATTGAATGGTTGCGCACCCAGGGTTTTGTAAAGAAGGGTTCCGCAATCAAGGGCCGCACAGTAGTCTACATTTTCATCGGGTTGAACAACCCAGACAAGCTCCTTGCAGGGGTGGTTGAAGTTAAGCTTGATCTTGTTGGACGACGAACCAACCGACTCGTCACCAGTGAATTGAAGCTGCTCAATAAGGTACTCGTGGGGGTTCTGGGCCATACGTCTGCGCTCATCGGTGTCGAGGAAAATGTAGTCAACGTAGAGCGAAGCAGCCACAAGCGACTGGTTGTAGGCCGCGGTGACCTTTTGGTTGCCATCGGCGCAGCTGAGCGATTTGGCAGCCCATAAGCACTCATCAATTGGGCGAAGATCAAGATTGATGCGAACCTCATGGTACTGAAGAGCAATAAGAGGGAGCGCAAGACCAGGGTTGCGGCAGAACCAGAAAAGGAATGGAACGTAAAGGGTTGTTTCTGGTAAAGCGTTACGGGGAGCGCAAACTTGCTTAGGAGCAACCGATTCGCATGGACCATCAACGCTCGCGAATGAAGGATCGGTGATGAATGTAAGAGCTGTGGTGTTACCAATCATCTTGTAGTATCCCTTCTCTTGTTCCGAGGTCATGGTAAGCTGATTCCAGATGTGCATCCAGTCACCATATTGTCTGTCAATGCGCTGACCACCAATTTCTACCTCTACTTGCGATATGAGCTGGTGACCAGGGAAATCTAGCCAGCGAGCGTAGACATCACTGCTATCGAGATCTTGGTTAATTTCTGGTAGTGTTACCTGTAAAAGGGTGCGATAAGCAAGGTCACCATTGCGGGCAATGGTGCATGTTACTCTGCGGCCAAAGTCGGCCTGGCCGTTGAATGTTTGCTCAATTGATTCCATGGCAAAGTTTGTGTGTCTGCGGTATGTTACTTTCCAGAATGTAATTTGAGGGTTTCCAGTAAGGTAGACGTCTTGAGCGCCGTAAGCAACTAATTGCATTAAACCTCCTCCCATGATTATAATATTGCTAAAGAAAAAAAATTTCTTATATATAATTTAATTAATACCATATTTAATTAAATACAATTACCGAAATCATAAATGTAGGCGACGATTTTATAATTGTCGGGTTTTTTAACCTACTTTATTTACAGATATATATTTTATAACAAATTCGTTTAAATAAGATTCAGAAAATATAGCAGGTTCATTATCATGTTTTTTGCTAAAAATATAATTACCGTCCTGCTTTTTAACAGTCCATCCGTCTTCTATTGCATTAAATATGAATTTTAATTTTTTATTATAAATATATTCTTTAGATAGCTGGGTTTCTTTTTCCATTTAATAATAATTAGAAAACATTAAATATAACTAAACTTGAAATATTTAAATATAAAATAATAAATTTTATACTAAATATATGCCATCCTTTAAACCCAAAAATTCAAAAGCTATTAAAGTAACTAATACTAATATAACATTGGATACTAAACACGATGAAATATTAGAGCAATTTAAAAATGAACTTCAAGTTATAATTCCAAAAAATGAAAAATTAATTGAAAAATTAACTAGTTCTCTTAAAAAAAACGATTGCGTTGAAACTAGAGAAAAAATTAAACAATTACAAAAACAAAATAAGTCTTATTTACAAAAACACAAACAATATCATTTAGATAATTCTAAATACATATTTCACTATTTTGAAAGTAAAAAAAATATTTCTGAAGGCACTAATAAAATTAAAGTATTAAATAACTTTTTTAATAAATCATTTTCTGATATTTCTAGTAAATCTAGTAATGAAAATATATCTAAATATTTTTCTAATATTGATGATAAATTTATAGATCCGTTATCTTATATTCATAATTCTAATATATGCATCAATTGTCAACAAGGCGAGCTAATTCCTGTTGATTATGAGGGAGTCGTTATTTGTAATAATCCTAACTGCGCTAAACAATATATGCATCTTATTGAAAATGAAAAACCTTCATATAAAGAACCACCTAAAGAAGTATGCTTTTATGCCTATAAAAGAATTAATCATTTTAGAGAAATACTTGCACAATTTCAGGCTAAAGAAACCACGCAAATACCGGATGAGATCATTGAAAATATTAAATTACAAATTAAAAAAGAACGATGTGATATAAATGTAATTACTAACAAAAAAATGAAAGATATATTAAAAAAATTAGGTTATAATAAATTTTATGAACATATACCTTTTATTAAAGACAAACTTGGAATTAAACCACCAATTATGACACCTGAACTTGAGGATACATTATGTAATTTATTTATGGAAATACAGCGCCCTTATGCAAAATATTGTCCTGGTGGTAGAGTTAATTTCTTAAATTATTATTATACTATTTATAAATTATGTGAATTATTAGATGAAGAAGAGTTTTTACCATATTTTCCTATGCTTAAAGATCGCGAAAAAAGAATAGAGCAAGACGAAATATGGAAAAATATATGCAAAGAATTAGAATGGGAATTTATTCCAACTATTTAAAAATATAATCATATTTTATAATGGAAGATACATGTAAATTAATTAAATCATTTTTCTCTAAACCTATACATAAAACACCCACTGTTATTGAAAATATTGATGGTGATGACTATATATTAGAAATTAATACTAAATCATGGGCGTATGAAATATCATGGGTCATTACTGATGACAACAATAAAAAACTTTATGAGGGTCCCGACAGAAATTCTACTAAATATTCTGATTATTCTACTTATAAAATTCCTTTATCCTTAGAAAAAAAGAAATATAAATTAGCAATGTTAGATTCATATGGCGATGGATGGAATGGTGGGTCTTTTAAATTATTAGACAAAGATGATAATATTATTAAATCAGGTCATTGTCCCTGCGGATATTATGCCGTTTCTAGCATTGATCTTGATGTAATTGATGAACCTGTTTATAATAAATTAGCTCTTGTTATCGGCGTAAATTATTTCAATGAACAAGGAGAACTACGTGGCTGTTGCAATGATGCTCATGATCTTAGCAAAATATTAGCTCCTAATGGTTATAAGGTTACCCTTATGACAGATGAAGAAACCACTGCTGACGATTTGAAACCTACTAGAACCAATATTATTAGAAAACTTTACGAAATTCTCCATGAAGCTGAAAATAAAAATATTACTCATGTTTGGGTATCTTTTTCCGGACATGGGTATCATATTGATGACCATAATAATGATGAAATTGATGGTAAGGATGAGGTAATTATTACAACTGATTCGTATATTAGGGACGACGAGTTAAATTATCTTTTGGTTGAACCTTTAATGAAATTAAATATTTCAACTGTTTGTTTAGTTGACAGTTGTCACAGTGGAACCATGATTGATTTAAATTATAAATATTATAATACTTCGGTTGAACAAGCCACCAAAAATCTAGTTATATGTGATGAAAAAGGTAAATTTTTATTAATTAGTGGCTGCATGGACACTCAGACTAGCGCTGATGCTTATCTTAATGGAACAAATGAACAGGAGATTAACTTGTGGAAGTTTAGAGGGGCGTGCACATGGGCTTTTATTAAAGCATATAAAGAATCATATCCTTGCACATTTGTTGAATTATTAGATAAAATTAATCGTAATTTAAAATCAAGAGGATTTTCTCAACAATCTGTCGGTTCAACTATGAAAAAAGATACGCTTTATTTAGATTTTGATATTTAATTGAATAATAATAATTGTATCAATTATTATTATTATTACAACCATGTCCGAATTTAAATAAGTTATGGATGAATGCCAACCTGTACTTATCCCCAGCGAACTATATGCTGACTATTTAAACAGTATGCCTATGTTCGTGATAAAAATAAAAATAATCTTATTCTTATTACACATTTGAACATTTAAAACGCTCACTCTTTATAATCGTCATTCAATGGCGGCTGCTCGCGGGTCGTGTTGGTTCGTGATTATTGTGTCGTTGGGTGCCCCTGCCGACGAGGCTTCCGCCTTGTCACATCGGCTTTTAAGTGAATGGACATAATATTTGAAGTCTTCTGAATCGGAATTTGTATCTTTGTATACAGGATAAACCATAA